TACCGACTGATCAACCCGTCGCGTTTGAACCACTTACGTTCATCGTTACGTTAGTAATTGGTGCGGCGCTGTCGTATGCAGCGTCTCTTTTGACGCCAAAACCAAAAGTAGAAGAACCGAAGCAACAGAGAGACGAAGGAGGGCAACGCTTTGTCAACGGAGAACGATCAGCACCGACAAGCAGCTTCAACAGCGTTCAGAACGTAGTTGAGGTCGGCTCAGTTATTCCTCTCATCTATGCCAACAGAAGACAAGTAAGCGGCAGATTTTATGGGGGCGTGAGGGTCAATACAAATTTGCTGTGGTCACAGATGTATTCAGTTGGAGGTGGTCAACTATTACGGGGATTGTTCTCTGTAGGAGAAGGTTCATTGCCAGAACCGGACCCGGAGCAATATGCCATTGGCAATAACATTATTAGAAATTTTGATCTAGCTATAAACGACTCTGCAAGAGTAAGCCTATATTATGTAAACGGCTCAGAAACTAGCAACAGGATCACATCAAGCGATCATATTGCAGGACGCTCACCGGGAAGTGATTTAGGAAACGCGCAAACGGATGGGGGCAGTGATGTATTTCAAACAAGAAGAACAACTGGATGGGCGTCAGACTTTGTTTCAGTCGTTGTTCCATCAAATCAAACGGTATTTGGGTTGAGCGGTTTTATCGGCAATAACATGCCGTTTCGGCCTAACCCACGGATTAAGCCAACACGAAATTATGACGCTGAACCGAGTAGAGAAGACCCGCAAGGAAAATCAGACCGTGCAAAAGACATTTGGAAGTATTACGGTCGCGCCGGAGTGCGTCTATACAACGGAAACGCAAGTGGCACCACGCTTCGCAGCGTATCCGTAGGAGACACGATTGGATACACCATCTACAGCTCAAGCGATAACGACGGAGAATTTCAATATCAAATAAGCGGAGCAGACGGATATACATACTGCAACGATGTTGCTAATAGTGTTGCAAGCAGACAGAAGAACTATGACGATCAAATTGTCATAGGCGATAAATATCTAATCGGAACAGCACAGGGCATATGCATAAGTCGCACTAATCAACCTTTTGAGTCTGAGGTTGACAATACACCCGTAGGCGGCGGAGTTAGTGTGACTGCCACATTCAGAATTACTAGCGCGGGACAGATCCATACCTATTCAACTCTGAACCCTGGCAGAAGCAGTATTTCAGAGGATGATTTTGTTGGCAATAGATACCCGGAATATGCCCCGGACATTAACGCATCAAACAGAACGCACATCTACCGTCTAGCTGAAGCATCATTCACGACAGAAAGAAAAACTAGATTCGTTGAATTTGGTATCCGTAGTCAGGTCAACCTGCAATTTAATGGGCTGTGCTATTTCAAAGGAATAGCCAAACAAGACGACACACGAACATTCACGGAGATTGACTCAGACAAGCAAGACGACAATATAAGTTTCACAAACAGCACTTATACATCACCTGAAACAAGGTATAGCGGCTTCCGCGTTAAATACAGAGAAACATCGGCAAGCAGTTATACGACAATTCCTAGGATATTCCTAGTTAGGTCTCAGCAAAGCACGTCTGTTTATAATTATTTGCGGCTTGAATTTAGCACTGCTGCAACCTATGAGATCCAACTAACGCCCGTTAACGCTTATGAGATAAGAAATAGCAGCAACCAGATCAATATTCTGGACTACAAGAGAAACAACCGCATCAGAGAAGGATCAGGAATTTCGGGAGTCACTGTTGCTTACACCGGAAATAGTAACTTTGCGCGAAATGGAAACAACTTCGCAGTCGCAGCGTTGACGACAATTGAAGGGAACAGGATTACAGACAACTCAGGGCCGGATCTTGAATTTGACGACGACATTAGCGGGCGTGATTACTTTGCTGATGCATTCGCAAGAGCATCAGAAGCATTTGTCTTTGAAGAGATCCAATCAAGCGCAAACCAGCCAGAACATGAGATCACCTATGTAAACATCCAAACGGCAAACAATACAGAACCTAGATATGACAATATTGCGATGGTGGGAATGAATATTCGCAGTAGCAGGGAAATCCAATCATTACAGCAGTTCAGCGTTTATTGCGAGGATGGAATTGGTTCAACAAATCTATTCCCAGAAGTGCTGCTGGACATGTTGACCAACGATCGATACGGCATCGGGAAAATCCTAAATTCAAGTCAAATCGATACAGCAAGTTTCACGGCAATGGCCGCATGGTGCAATAGCCGCAAATACTTTTTTGACGGGATTATTGACGAGAAGATAAACATTCGCAGCTGGGGCACAGAAACAGCGCGTAATTATTTGCTGGATCTAATAGTAAGGAATGGGAAGTTTGCATTGCAACCTATCGCTGACTTTGATGACGCGCCAGTAATCACGGCGCTATTCACAGCTGGAAATATCATCGATGAAACCTTTGAGTTCTCCTCAGCGGAAGAGCAAGATCTCATAGCACCAAGAATCTCGGTCAAATGGAGAGAAGAAAAACTTGACGCGAGCAATGGATTGTTCCCTGTCGTCAGGCAAGTCACGGTACGCGAAGCAACCACGTCATCAACAGCACCGCTAGAGACGATAGACATTTCGGATTATGCGACATCACAGGAACACGCAATCGATCTTGCCAAGTTGACATGTCGCCAAAGGCGCTTGATTACACACTCAATCTCGTTTGAAACGACTCCAACTGAAGCCGCTCTAGACATTGGAAGCGTCTTCAAGCTTGGAATGGAATCGGTCAGTTTCAACCAACCACAAAACGGCGCCATTGCGGCTGATGGGACGGTGACAGCATGGCCACCAATTGAAAATGGAACGTATGACGTGCTCCTGTGGGATGGAGTGACGAACACGGTTCAAGAAACAACGATCATCATCACGCAAGGCAAAGCAAATGCGAGCAGTGCTGTCTTTTGCTTGCGATCTGGGACCACTACAGCCGAGACCTACAAAACACAAGTTTTGAACTACACCGAAGACGGAAACATCAATGTTGAGGCAAACGTTTATCCAACTGATGCAAATGGGAATAGCTTGCTGACGGCTGGCTTTGATGACGCAGTAAACTGGGTTATCGAGGGGAATATTTACTGATGGCAAACTTCCCTGCAATTAAACCCACAAGTCGAAACTTCTCCCTGCCAACGTATCCCGTAAAGCGATATACGGCAATTAACGGGGCCGGAACGACTCGGCTGTATGGCAGCAAACCATTCGATGCGGAATTAGATCTTGAATTTATTGTCGATGATGAAATCCTACTGCTGTTGATTAATTGCTGGAATGCAGCCTATGGAAGTTGGGACACACTGACTTTGCCGGAAGAAATTTTTAGTGGAATGAGCCCAACTTTATATGGCAGCATCACGTCAGATTTAAGCCACCTAAACTGGAGATGGGTTGAACGCCCTGTAGTTAAAACAATTCGCGACTCGCTTTCACGGGTTTCGGTCAAACTCATTGCAACGTTGGAGGCAACCTAATGGCAATTCTTACCGGAGCCGATGGGCAGCTTAAGTACGGCGACAAAGTCATAGGCAAAACAAGAAATTTTTCGCTCAATATCGCTCGGGATGCGGTTGAAACCACGGCATTGGGTGACAAAGATCGTACTTATACCAATGGATTGAGAGGTGCTACAGGAAGCGCTTCGCTGTTCTATGACCCAAGCGATGAGGATGCAACCTCAATTTTGAACACGATCTACAGCGATACAGACAACGAAAGCCTGACCTTTGTTGTGGACAAAACAGACACCAAAACATTCATTGCAAGTGGATTTCTGACTAGCGTCGGCACAAGCGTGTCTGTAGGTGACGCTCAAGCTTGCGAAATTCAATTCCAGATTTCTGGAGCTGTTAGCGGCACCTTCTGATGAGTGTTCTAGGAGTAGGGGGGCGTCTCGTCCTCAAGCGTCAGAAGAGTAAAGAACGGCTGACGCTGAATCAATCCAACCTTGATGCAACGTGCAACAAACTCGGCGGTGCGCCTAGCTGGATTTGGAATGGAGATCAAATCCATGTCGTGGACTTGCCTCTCTACGGCGAAGGAGGGATACCCGGAAGGGCAGACGGGTTTGGAACCTACTTTGGAAGCAAGTGGTTTCTAGGACCAAACAGAACTCAAATAACGAGTAACACTGACAGCTTCTACAAGACTGCTAGTGAGTCATATCCCGCGACAAAGTCTGGAGACCAAGCCAACTTCTATGCAAAGGAAGGAGTCGCACCCGTGCCGGTGGACGATGGCGCAAATGGGGATTACTGGGTGCATGTAGACCAAGCCGGTTACGTGAGCTTTTACGAAAGCCGCTGTAAG